GACGACGTCGAACGACGCTAGCTCGAACGAGAACGAGCTCGAACCAGAACTAGCTCGAACCAGAACTAACTCGAACGAGAACTGGCTCGAACGAGAATGCTCGAACGACGCTCGGTGTACTGAGCAGAAACTGGGAAAGAATCGAACAAATCGACCTTTTCCAGCGTATGCGAGGTAACAAGGCGTGGAGAACCGATACCCTCTGCGAAATATCGCAGAAGCATCGACCAACCACCCAAGTAATGATGTCTCCTCGGGGACTTTACTGTCCAAACGTAATACTGTAGTTTTTGAAGACTACGGTTACTACGTCGGCGTAATGTCCTTTCACACTCTGATTCCCTAATCAGACTCGGGGCAGATAAACCTATCTGCTCCCTGGTCGGGATCGGTCCATAAATACGGACCAACCTCTCTACGATGTAATCGTAGACGTTAGAGAAACCACGTTCGAGAAATGAGTTCGCATATGCGACCCAACTCGAATATGACTCAGGCGACGGTTTTGATGACCAGACAGTCCGCAAGCGGACTGGAGTGACATTGACACCTTTGAAGGCGTCGGTGCCACACGACTCTCTAAAGAGTCCACTAGTGCAACTCTTGTCACGGTTTACTTTTAAACCAAACGACTCGAGCTGTTCGATCGCGTCAGTGGCTTTCGCCGTTGGTACGATCACATCATCACCATACACCAAGAGCACGGACTCGGTATTAGCTTCCCGATATAGGCCATTTGAGCCCAATCGGGAGTTACTCTCGCCAAGCCAATGCTCCCTGTCCGGTCCTATTGACGCAGTAAGTATAGCCCAAATAGTTAACGCCATCACTGGGAAGCATAAACAGCTTCCCATGGGCGCGAACTTATTAAGCTTCAAGTACTCACCGCTTGGTAGGACAGTACCGCAACTCCTGCAGGCCATCAAACATCTCACGATGTGTGGTGGAAAGAGGAGTTCAACCAGACCAGTGGATACCCTATCCGACGCCTCGTTTAAATCGAGAGTCGAATATTTACCAGTAGCTGAGCCCAATAGGGCCCCGCATTGGTTGGGCGACTGGTCCGTGAAGAACACATTAAACCTCGTTAGAGGATGGTGTTCCACATGCTGAACGATAGCTCGTCCTAGCCCTTGTTGGATCCATTGATAATCAACGGGTTCACAAGAGATCAGGCGAGGTCCGCGCGAATCCTTCGGTACGAGTACTACTCGCGCCGGATGATCCACATCACTTAGGGATCTATATCCTTCTAAGTCATCGCACAAATGCCCAAGAGAACAGTAAAAATACTGATCAAGCGGGTATACCTGTGTAATGTTCGCCGAGACATTAGTCCATTGGTACTTTTCCCAGAGAGTTTCCTTAGTGGAAACCGCTCCAGGTCCGTGCCTAGGATGGATGTTCATCGGGTCAAATGAAGCAAACAATCTCTCTAAGAGTATGCGTGCTTCGCGTATCACTCGTGTACGGTTAGTCGTATTACTACGACGAAGTCGTACAGTCTGTGTGATGTCGTTCGTTACCGACGTGTTGAGTTTCGAAAACTCATCATTGATCGATAACAATTGTTGATCAGTTTTTACAAACTTGTCAACAACCGCAGTCGTTTGTTCGGTATTATACGGCAGCTCGTACTTATAAAATAAGTACAATATTTGCCGTAAAGTTCGAACAGACTTTGTACACGGTTCGGGAAGGACCGTCCCATTCTTGTCTAGTACTAAACTGAAGAGCTCACCCATAAACATGGGAAGCTCACTATCAGGCATCGGCTTTAGGCCAAGCGAGATAGCGTTCAGTGGTGTACCAGTAAGGGCCTTATCAAAGGCCTTACCAAGACGGGGGAGAGTTTTCGTTAGAAAACTTAGTCCTTCCTTAGAGGTTCTAGAGAACACCTTTCTCAAGGTGTTCTTTTGAGCCGAACTGTTGAACACAGCTCCATGTAACGTACTGACGTCACGGAGCAGTGCTGCGATGAGGTTTACTTCATCTAAGCTCTTCCAAGGGTCCATATGGATTCCTTTCTTAGAGCATGCTACACTGCACCATGACTAACCTAGGGTCGATACCCTAGGTTTTCGTATACCTCAATGAATAGATAATATGTTCAATATCATCAAGGGTTGGGTGCTACCGTCAATACAGAACGGACGCAAACAAGCTAAGCCTGTTTTGACGTTCGAACTGTACACAACGATAGCCCAGGATAATGGCTTAGGCCAGCCTTGCACAGTAGTGCCTGCGTCGGAAGGAGCTCCCATCTATGGCGTTAGTATAAACGCTGAGACAGGAGTTACTACCCTCGTACAGGTCACTAGCTTTGCAATAGCGAGCTAAGTCTCATCCCGCTACTAATACGGTCATCTCACTATCTACTGGTGACACCTATCGCAATCACGTAAAAACGTGCCGATAGGGCAGATCATTAGAATATGGACGATCCAAGTTAACCATATGTGGGGTGGCCGCAAGGCCACCTTGCTTATGGTGCTTACCGCAAGATTACTTGCAGAATATTGGTAGACGACCCACTTGCTGGGACATAACTAATGGCTAAATGATCGATAGATAACTATCGATCACCGTGATTCTCGGTTAAACAGACTCGAAGAGTTTGTATAATCGATTGTCAAGGTAGCAGAAGAGTTACTGCCAGACAAGTTCCATTTGAGGTTATCTAGGACGGAACATCCGCTAGTCATCATCACAACACTCACCACTATCGTGGCGAGAGAAGCAACAACAACTAGGGTTCGCCCTAGATAGAACCTGTGCTGTTTAGGAATGGTCACAGACCACCCGTCAACAGAGCAGCAGCGCCGTTACCGGTGCCATCGTAGAGAATCGTGGTGCTTGCGCCTAATGAGGCGACAAAGCTCACGACTTCTGCAATGACATTCGCCATTTCTGTGTTTGCAGCCAGGGCCCCGACAGGGGCATCCAAAACTACATACGCAGAAGCGGTAACCGGTGTAACCGAATCAACGGTCGAGATGACAGTTTTGTCAACCCGAACGACTGACCGGCGACGCCGTTTAATCCCCGACCCCGTCTCTTGGTGTTGAACCCGGAGACGATGAGGGAGCGCCGGAGTTTCCGTTATTAACGCAAACTCCGTCGAACGTTCGTTGGTCGCAATACGTTGGAATTCAACCTCCGTACCTGCGGCGTTCTTTACTTCATTGGTGTTTAGTGTATTACTAAGCATGCTTTTTGTTTGTTAACCGTTTCCACAGAGCTATCGAGCTCTGTGATGTTTGTGACGGCCCCCTGTTAATATGAGGGCAGCACCGAGGGTGAACTCTTTTAAGTTCAACCCGCTCTGTTGTACAGAGCTACTTGTCGGCATCCCAACGTCTCTGCGATAAGCAGATTCAGTGGTAACCGGCAAGGGACCTGAGGTGTCTTTGACATACTCGTTTGAACCAATATCATGATAAGTCGTCTCTCTTATGAGAGAACGGCTTACCAAGATCCGTCTACGATAAGTCACCGACGTCAGGAATCTGTGTATGTTTATCACAGGTTCCATGTTGAGTTCTTTGTACTGATCGAGCCATCGGGAAATCCCGAACACCCAATCAATAACAAAGGACCAAGGAATGGCATTCCAGATGATTGCGGGGTTCAGATTGACCCCCATAGCATCTAGCATACCAAGCAGTTGCGCATTCGCAACCTGGTATTGAGTAAAATTATAATTATACTCAATCTCAGCATGGAATACAGCCAAGTCAGTGTAACAATAACGCTTCGCCACTGAAGTCACTCCGTTCGAGTATTGACACCCGTACGGAAATGCCCCAGGAGGACTAGGCGACGAGAAAGATTTCTCGTCAACTATTGTTTCATTTGGCAGAGGATGGCGAAAATGCCTCTTCTGCGTTTGGCCCTGACCCGACACGAGGGCGTTTACACGCTTACGTGTGGTGGATAAGGCGGTAGAGATACCGACCAAATCCGATAGCATAGGAAGGAAGTTAAACTGCAATTGCAGATAAACGTCCGACTTAGCTCGGAGTATCTCACGGAGAGTTCCCTTAGTAATGTTCTTTCCGCTTGCGCGGACTAGATCACTAACTCTGAGTATCTCTGTGAGTGTCTTACGCACAGTCTTCAAGTCTTTCAATTCTATAATTGAATTGACGAGAGATAACTGTGCCTTGATGTAAGGCAGCATGCTGTTTAAGGCACGCTGTTTAAATACATCATAGTCTTTAGGATTCAGCACTTGGTCTGAATCATGACTATAGACCGGCTCGAGTCCATCAGTTGGTACTCCAGCCGCTCCGAATTCGTTACAAAAGAAGCCAAATGGATCGCTCGTATCAACATAATCATATTGTCGGGGTGGTGAACCCTGATCAACATGAACGTTGACCGCGCCTCTCCAGTTGACTAAAGAAGGGGTGTTAGTTGTTCTCCTATAATGGGAAAACGTCTTCCACTCCTTCCTAGAGCCCAGCGAGTTAGGGGTCATAGATTCGAACAGCTCGGAATATTCCGGCCATACGAATTTAGCTTTGACACTCGTCCAGGGATAATGTCCACACACGGTATTGAGTTCTTCAACCCGTGCGTCGACATTTTTGTTTCTTTTGCGAATCATACACGATGGATGCTGAACAAAGTTCAACTTGAGGTGCGCA